AATTTAATATAATATACACATAACAAAACATTACATACATAGAGGTTAAATACAAAAAAAAAAGAAACATTTAACATATCAATAATGTTGAAAATTTTGATCCGCTGTCTAGATCTCAGTTTTCTCACTAAGAGTGAACTTAGCGTGGTCCGCTGAAGACATACAGCACCACTTCCTTCAGCAAATTGCACTGCCGAAGTGGGCTTGTCGCCAACACACGGTGCACATCCACGTGAGAATCTAGGTGCTTTACAAAATTTAATTGTCGCATGCACCACGGCTTTAAAAGCTATGCGGCTTCCGGGTGTAAAACATGCTGTAAATTTAAAACATCACAGGACAACACAATTTAAGGTAGGTTGCGAGGATGGAAAGGGGTACCATCATCATCATATACATTCGGGTCTCTCCATGAATCATCTTGTTCTTGATCGTATACTTCAGGTTCTCCAATTTGTGGTTCGCAGATTTCCATTGGCCATTCTTCGTGCTTGTAAAACCAAGCATCATGCTGTGCTTTTCGGTATGCCCTATTGGCTTCTTCTTGAGTAGGGTAACAGGGGATATCGCATCTGTAAACTTTTTGAGAATTTCTGGATGAGGGTCTTGAGGGTCTTCTTTCTGGTGTTTTAGGGGGACTTTTATGAACTGGGGCAGGAATTGGTACTGGTTTAAAAATTGTCTCTCCGCCAAAAGAATGACTAGGGGGCTTCCTAGTGAGTACTCCTCTACGTTTCAAATCCTGATCTTCGAGATACATCTCGTAAATAGCATTTCTAACTACTTCAACTTCTTCTTCAGATTTTTCAGGGAAGTGATCGCAGCTTGAGCACTGACTATGAAGTGGGGTTCGAACTTTCTTGGGGCAGGCTTTCTTAAGATTATCAATTAAATTTTGTTTAAATGAAAAATGAAATTTAGAAAGGGCTTGCATTAAAGTTCTTGAAATTACATCTCTAGCATCGAAAGGACTTATCTCCTCAATCCATGAGTCCATTGAGGCTAGGAGGGCTCTACAATTGTCAAAATCATCATCTGAGGCCGAAATTATTACTTGTGTTAGCATTACATAGTAATCATTAGCTTTATAAGGGAAATCCTTATAAGCTTCAAGCTGTTCAAGAATTTGACGAATTATTTGGGCATAGGTGTTTAAGACACCTTTATAAAATTGGCAGTCACCTGCCGGTGCATTAGAACATTCTGCTCCCATTTTGGACATATTGTGAAAGAAAAGAGTAGAATTGAAGAAAATCACTTTGAAAACAAAAGAGAATATCTAAACTGTCTAATCGCCTAGGTGTGCTCCTTGGCTTTTGCTTAGGTGAAGATTTTAATCGAGGAACCTAATTAATAGCGCGATAACTGGAAGGTACTCGCGGTGTTATTATTCGCGGACCAGGTCCGGGAAATTGCACACCCACTGATCTAATTAAGGCGTCATTTCGAGTTTGAGTTGCTGCTGAATTAAAATTTGGGGGGGGTACTGCATTATAATTTGAAGCAAATCTACCCTGGCCTAAACCAGCTCGATCTGATTGCCAGCCTGTTCTATTGAATTCTGATGGGGGTTCAAATGTTTTAGGTTGAGTATTAGACTGTGGGCTAGAAGAAATTTTAGTGGGGGGGGTTTCGGTTGCATCTTTATTAGAATACTGAGGTTTGCCTGCTTTATAAATTTGAGACATAGGATTTGATGTATAATAGGGCAAATTTGTATTCACTCCAAAACCTTCTGCAAAATTAGCTCCGTTTACTTGGTAAAGAGTGTTGGGCATCGGGCCTGTTCCCTGCCAATACAGGTAACCTGGCAAACCATTCTTCGTGAAGGCTTGTTCTCCTCGGTTGATTATCCCTTCTGTAAACTTCTGCTGGGAATCTTGAACTTGGAGACTGGTGTTGCGCTGAATTTGAGCTGCTCCTAAAGATGCGCCTAATGTCGCTCCTGCTGATATTGTGCTCCCTCCAACCGCTGCTGCTAACGCTGCTGCTGCCATCTCGTATTAATGTGCCGACGCGGACCCGACGCAATTCTGCTAGGAGGGTCTTTTTAGCTGCTTTTGCTATTGCTGGTCGCTGATACATTGTTGTTACCATGAGATTGAAAGCATCTTGTGGTCGAGATGGTAATACTCCGGATTCTTCCATAAATCCATCAAATTCTAAACGGACATTTTTAAGTTGAAGTTTTACTTGATCATTTTGGCCAACCATTGTCATAAATCCTTTTCTGTACAATTTTAAATAACCAAGAGGAATTTTATTAGGATTATCGAAAACAAGAAATCGGGCTGCCGTTCCTGGTGCTAACCATGAAGAAAGACGTGTAGTTGCAAACAATTCTGCGATTTTTGCAGTTTGCGCACTCTTGAGGGTGCCAGTTGAGTCTGCAAAGACAACGAGACTTTCTCCCCCAATTGGTGGACCCCAGGATGCGTCAGTAGGTAATTTAGTTGATTTTGCTACATCTACTGTTCCGTAAAAATTATATGGATTTTCAATTGGGTCTAAATCAACTCCTCCACCACTATAAACCCATTTATCATCTACTGAAACATTACCTAGATAAATGGAAGATCCTGGTACTACTGGAATTACATAACCATCTTTGAAAGAGCAAGGCCACTGTGGTGTAGGTTTTTCGAATGAAAATTTGTTATCAGCTAACTTTTTAAGATTGACTTGCTCCATTGCTGGTACTGGTGTTGTAAATGATTTATTGTCATGGTCTGAATTACCTTTACCGTCTAAATCAAAAGTGTTATAGACTCCAGTGTTCAACACTTTTACTGATGCAGGTTCAATAACGAACAAAGTAGCAACAGTTGGTGTTGATGCCAAGTAATACACTTGTTGAAATGTAAAATTAAAATTTTCGGATATTGAACATGGGGCTATTGAGGATGGAATTTGTTCATTTAAGGCTATTGGAACAACAAATCTAACTTGAAAATTTGGTTTTGCTCGAACCCAAACGCCGACTGAAATTCTTTGTGCAGCTCCTACTCCAGTATTTAAATCCAAATTTATGAAGGCGCACAAGTATCCACCAATCTGATTCACTTCGTTAAAAGCATCTGTTTTGGGATTCATCCAGTGAAACAACACTTGTCTTATATCTTGACCATCTTCAGTGATGGGCTCTAAACATTTTGGGTCAACTCCTGACCATGGAAAGACTGAAAGTTGATTGGGATTTTGAACATCATTTGGATGAATATTGGGTGGTAATTTTGCAAATGACAACATACCCGCATGAAAGCCAGTCCCGGCTACTTTGAACATGAATTCAAAGTCCCCTGCCCATTGATTAAATAATTTTGAATAATAGGCCAAATTTGTATCAAGGAACAGGGGAGAGATTGGGGTAAACCAAAGAACTTTCCCTGGCGTTTCATGTGTATTCCAAGAAAACGATGACATGAATCTAAACTGAGTAACATTCCATTGATCGAATGTTAGCATTTGCATACCATGAGTAATGTCATTTGATTGAGACTGAGGCAAATTAATATCTGGCATAGGCGGTGAAGCCGCCATAGAAGGAATTTGCTCCCCCTCTCCTTGTCCTGGCTGTGGTATATGAGACATTTTGTACAATATTTAGACAAAACAAAATTTTATACAACACATAAAATACTTTTCGTTAATTGTGCTCTTGCGGTGGTGAAGAGCTTTCTCGAGGAACCACACGCCGAAAAGTAAACGTGTAAGTCTCAACTGTATGGCAATCTCGCATATGGGCATACTTATACAAGTTTTCTTCTGTTAAAACATACGCCATACCGGGGTTCTGATAAAATTGAAACTCCCTCTCTGTATCTTTAAAGTGCATTTTTCCATCTCCACACATTGTAATACCGACTATTCCTGATGTTAAATCCAAACAAGGCTCATTATCCTTGTGCCAAGGTATCTTTCCTCCTGGTGGGTACTTATTTACAAGAACTGAATTGTAGTCTTTCTTGAAAATTTTGTTCACTAGTTCTAGAACGCTTTTAAATTGTTTGGTCATTTTATTAGATTCAGGACCACCGTTATAGCGGTAGTTGGGGCCATAATGATAACTAGTTCTATTATGGTATGCTTTGTAATTATGGGGAAGTGGGTGTTGCCATCCTTCTATTATTTGAGGAACGTGGACTATTTCAAAACCTATTGGAAATTTTACTTCTTTTGGGATGGGAAACATCTCGGCCATCTGATCTTGCCACGATGGGGCTTTTGGGCCCCCTGTTACAGCTACAACCTTATTGTAAATCAGCCTATAAGTCTCATAGTATTGTTTGCCTCTTAATGCGGCATTTGGAAGAAGAGAACGGTAAACTGATTCAACAATATCTGGACTCTGACACACTCTATCCGGTGATTCCCAAAAGTAATGTGAAACTCTATCATTACAGAAGTGTGTTGACTTATTAAGATTTAATTCTTTTAATGGTCCAATCCAAAAACCGTTCCATAAGTGAAATTCTCGGGCCAAAAAGGTGCATTGATTTAAAGGTTTGTAAGCTTGAATTTCTGTTTCCTTGTCTGCTGATTGAGGGTTAAAGCCAAATTCACGGTAAATTTTAGCGATGGTAATTCCGTTGAAAAATTTTGAAACATATTGTGACATTGATATGTACCAATCATCAGAGTACACATAAACTGCAACATCTTCTTTAAAGCCAGTATAATTTGCTATTCTGGGATTAACAGAAACCATTATAATGATCCAAGCAGTAACTAAGATGAAAACATTAATGTTGCTGCCATCAATTGATGTTCCAGGATATCCTGAAATTAAACCTTTTCGAATTACATGAAATTCAGTTCCTATAAGAAGAAGGGCAAAAGTCAAAAATTTATACAGCTTCTTTCTAATTCTGGTGTCTTTTTCAGTACAATTTGGGTCCAATCTTTGGTATAAAATTATCCAAAACGTTGAAATTATATCCCAAAGAACGGGAGCATGAGAAAAATCCCAATCCTTAAAATCTAGATCCATACCCATTACCGAATTTTTAGCTAATTTGGTATAAAGATAATGCCAATCTAATGATAATGGGTTAATTCCTACAGCATGCCAGAGTTTCTGCCAATATTCTAGCATGTATGCCTGAGCACAATGAAAATATTTCCTGTAAACTATTGAAAAAGGCAAATCAACTGCACCAATAGTTCTTGTTTTTTTTTCTTCTGTATAAATTTTTTTTTTCTTGACAACTTCATCCTTAAGGAAAATTTGAAAAACTACCAAGCCTAATTGTTCTTCAGCTGATTTTTTGTCATCTTCAATTTGAGCAATTTTAGTTTGAATCAATTGGACATACTTTTGATTTTCAGGCTTTTTTGAGAAATGACGAATACCTTGGTCATCAACTTCTAAAAACGCTGCTTTCCCTTTCTGTTTCGTCATGATGTTATAAGGGAAGCCCGCCGACGTATGCATATTTACAGGTTCAGATTTGTCACACTCGCGCAATTTGTTAAGAGCTTCTTTGCTGGTCAACTTCCGCAATTTCACTCCTTCTTCTTCAAACATGTCAGCAACTTCATGAGCAAGTTCTTCTGCTACACCTCTTGCTATATCCAAGTGTCCAGCTGGAATTTGTGGCGGTTCTTGCAGCCATTTTTCACATTCGTCATAAAGCATATCTTTTGGTGGACCTCTAGGATCTCTCCTATCTAATACAGATGGCTCAACCAGCTCCGGACCAACAGGATACCAATTTCTACTGAGTTTAGTTTTTGATGGTAGAAACACCCGATGTTTGGTTCTACCTACATATGAAGGAATATCAGGATCTGAATCAGGGATCATGTATTCATTCTCTCTGATGGCTAGGCACTGATATTTTAGAGTATCCTCATACTGATCTTTACGAAATTCAGAGGCGAGTGCTGTTTCTTGAGTTGCAGCAAAATGCATGCCAATACACTTCCCGGTTGTTATTGTGGGATCGCATACTATCAAAAGAGAACCACAGTCTCCATACTCTGTCTGAGATCCTGTAGCAGAATATCCAATCTTATGACCTCTATAATGCCAAGCAACGTTGTGGTCTCCATCAGTCCATCTTTTGTAAGTAAGACATTTCACAAACATTGGTCTGAGCAAAATTTCTAGTTTACCGGTCAGGGGATCTATTTTAGGTGTGACTAGTATTGATTTTGATCCTTCGTGAATTGTTGCAGAATTATCGGGAAAATGTTGGGTTATATCTGGATATTGAGGGCAATGTATGTCATCTACTTTTAAGTCCAGGATATGATGTGTTCTATCATTTCTAAGAAGAGTGACAGGATACGCTTTCTTATCTTGAGTAAAAACTCGCAATTGCGTGATGGCGGCTTCGTTCAATAAATGAGATACAGTTCGAACAGTCCTGCCTCTAATAAAAATACCAGAACACAATCGTTCTCCTGAAATGGTATGAAGTTCACAAACATTTTTAAGTAACTTTTCAACTATTGTTTTTGTCTGAGGGTCATGGGATACTTGCTCTATTAATGATTTTTGAATAGGTTTACCTCGTGCACATTCAAATTTAACTTGCTCCATTACAGGTAAAGATTTTAAATAATCACGATTAAGTACAAAATCATCTCGCCCAGACTGATGTTTGACTTCCTGTTCCCACGAAACATGATCTCTTCTTTTGAATCCATACCGAGATCCTTTTCCAGAATTAAACTGGCCATTATTCTTTCCTTTAGGTGTTTCTAATTCATTGGCTAGATCTGGATAGCCTATAGGGTCCACATCTTCATGAGAATATTGATCAGCATCCCTTGCTTTTGGTCCTGGTCTCAACAAATTGACATTATAAGGTGATGCTCCAGTTATTGTTTCACCGATATAAGTGGTGGTGTCCCTCTTAACTTTTTCAACAGCTTCTTCAAAAACTGAACGCATGGCGAGAGCTTCCTCTCTAGCCTTAAAGGTTTCATTCTGATCCATAACACTGAGGACTGATGACACAGAAAGAACAGCAACTCCTAACGATGCTGAAAAGATTTCACTTGCAAGAATAACCCAATGCGGTAAAAACGCACGATCTTCATTAAACACTGTTGTCATGTTAACAACCTCTTTCAGGTACTCGACTTCTTCTACCACCTTTTGTATTATTTCAGCTTGGCAGGTGAGTTGTCCACAAGTAATATCTTCTTCCTTTTCAACGTTTGCTTCGATGTAATACATACGATCTGAAAAATGCATCACGATATTTGAACCCATAAACTCTTTTAGGAGATTTTTATTCCATGCTTGCAACAAAAGATCATCTAATCCTAAAATGAGAGATCCTTTTAAGTCACCACAACCTTTGACAATTTTTTGAAGTTTTGATGCTAAATTGCTGAGTGTCATTCCTTTTTTAGAGTAAGTTTTGACTTTTCCAGATGTTATTACTTTAAGAATTTGAGAGATGTTGGTCTTATTGATCATATTTAGAAAATCATCTGTAGACAATGGGAACGTGATTACAGTGTCTGGTATAATTTTATCCTTAATGTCTAGACCAAATTTCTGTTTAACTTCAACAACTTTGGGCTTGTAAAAACAAATAGCTGATACTAGAGACTCCTGAGACAATAAATTGCCATCGCAATAGTACTCAACAAACTCTGGAGTTTTACTCTTATCTACAATATCTTTTTCGATGTAATGAGTGGGTAATTTAAGGCCAATACAATTTCCTATTTTCGTTAACTTTGGATTTGGTCTTCTTTTGAATTGACAGGTTATCCTATTAAATCGACGAATAAACAACTGAAACATTTCATTTGTTGGATCTACAGTATTTAAAAAACTTTCTAACAGACCTATGTTGGCCGCACAAACCAGCAAATAGCTAGGGACTTTGTTCTCGTCATATGTAGTTCTTATATACTGAACAAAATCTCGAAGAGCTGTAGTGTCAGTATTCAATGCATATGCTGACAAATCATTTATTACTACTAAATCATAATTGTCTGCTTTAAAATTATTCTTATGAAAATCCTTAAAGTCTGATTCAGTATTAATTTGTAATATGTTTCCTTGATATTTCTCTGAAATTCTTTGAAGAACATATGATTTTCCTGTTCCTGGATCTCCTGCAAGCATAATAAAAGGCTTTTTCTCCCATGATAATGCTTGTTCTTTATAAAGTTGACCTTGAGGAGTCGCAAGGAGTTTCCTTTCATACTCGACTCTATATTTGTTTTCCCACCAAAGAGCTCCTCTTACTATGGTATCAATATCTGTCACAACTCCTTGGGCATCTAGCTGAGATTCTGATATCACAGCCCAATCTGTAACTTTTCCTCGGCGAAGTGTCTGAACGGGTCGTTCGGTCTCATCGGGCTTGTAACTAACCACAGGATTACATAGACGCAATCTAAGATGAGCATAATCCGATTTTCCTTTTAAGGCTTCTGTTCTTGCATCCCTTGCTTTTATATGCTCACAGTTCATTATACCCCTAGCACATTTTTCATGTTCTGGCCACTCTGCTTTGATAAACAAGTTTCTTCTCCTCTCCCAGGCATAGCGGTAAGTCACAAGTGAGTTGGATGGTACTGTTGGATGATTTGAGCATATAATCAAAAATTTTGCATTTAACATTATATTCTTGTCTTCTAGTGCTGCTTGATTAGGATTAAATTGCGCTGATGAACAAATGTTGTAAACATTAACTGAATCAATGTCCTGTTCATTACCTACAACTGCATTCATATCATCGATTCTAATAATATCTTGTTGTGCATATCCATTCCAATAGTCATTGCCCTTAGATACTGTGTAAACAGACAATGATCTTCCTGTGTACTCGTTGATCATATCAACAATTCTTTCTGCCATATGAGTTTTACCAATGTTAGATTCACCATATATATAAATACACACAACTTCAGGTCTTGATTTTATTGAAACATAAACTTTGTTATAAGCCAGTTGTAACGAATGGTAAACAGTGTTTAATTGTGTCCAAACAGGTGTTAAAACAGTCAAATATTTTGAATCACGGAATTTCGAGATTTTTTCATAAATTTTGGCTAATGATTTATACTTTTCTGCAAATTCTAAAAATTTCTTCCCATCATTTACAAAAGTTCCAGGGGACACTGTAGCCTGCTTTTGCATCTCTAACGCTATATTCAACGTTTGAACAAGATCTTCTTTGAAGTCATCTACTTCAGGACACGGGCTTATACCTAAGACTTCCTTAGCAACATCAACGGTCTGGCTGAAAACGGAACTTAAAGAACCAAAAGATCTTTCGGTGTAATACATTGTTCTCTGTGCATCTGAAAATTTTTTAAGGAATGCGGATGCTCTTCCACCTGCAAAAGTTCCAATATTTATTCCAACAAACGATGCAATACCACAGACTAGTGATATGAGGCCTGCAAAAATTTTATTTTCTTCAAACCAAAGCAAAATTTCAGTACTAATATTTTTGAACCACTCTTTTATTCTTTTACCAATAGCAGACCACTGACAATCTTTTAGGAGTTCCCAGAAGCTACCTTCTGGTGGTGTCTCGACTAATTGATCGACATCTACTTTTTCTTTTTTTGTTGACTCATCGGTGTTGTCATTTTGGGTGACACCGGACACATCATAGGATTGAAAGTTTCTAATTAATTCTTTCAATGAGTCAACCTGACTAACAGAACTGGTGGTAATTTCAGATTCATTTAATGAACTCGCTACGGATGTTGCAATTTGTGCTGAGTTAAGGGCAGCATGTGTTTCGTTATCTACTATTTTGGAAATATCTTTTAGAGATGGGGATGGTGTACTCTGTCGGGATGATGATGCAGAAATGGAAAGGGACTCTTCAGCTAAAAATTCAAAATCGGACATATCTTTGAAAGATCCTCGACAAGATTCTGCATATCTATAAATTTCATTCATTTTCTGTATATGAGAATGCTGCAATTGTTCATAATGGTCAAATGAAACAAACTCTGCACCCCAAACATCATGAGTTGGGGGATCAACCATGGGTTCAACACAGTGTGCATAATGTCCAGCCCCTTCAGGAAAATAATTAATATTGATGTAAGCTTTTGGTTTCCCGTAAGCTACTGCATAAGTTCTTTCATAATTACCAGCTTCTAGGCGATTAAATTGTACTCGAGCATTGAATGCTAAACACGTCACAATTGCTGCTTCCAATCCATCGTTTATAACAGGTTTTTGTAAAAACTCAGCTACTCGTGTGGCAAAGGATATATAGTCATTAACTCCCGGAACAAGGGCAGTGCCACTCATGTTAAGCAATGCAATGTAAAAATCAGAGGCATCAGGTCTTAACAACCATCTCCAGACAATTCTCTTAACGGTGGGGGTTGACAAATTCAAATTAGCTGCTACAGCTTCCCACCAGCAATCCATATTCCGTGCGCAGGAGCAAACCAATGATTCGTGAAAAAAAGGTTCTGCATTATAGCAATTGCATAGATGGTTTTTAGGCATACATCCTTTGCATAAGTGCATTCCACACAAAGAGCAACCTACTTCAGATGGTTGTTTACACACATTGCAAGGCAAGGGAGCCACAAGTTCTTGTGCTGGAAATCTAATATCTCTCAAAGCTTGGGAATCCTCTTTAGACTGATCTTTCTTAACACCCTCTACAACTTCGGAATCTTTAATTTCTTCAGGTGTTGCTTCACTGTCAGTAGATTTCCATTTAAATCCATTTGCTAGAAATTCTTTTGCAAGTTCTGTCTTCTCCATAATCCATGCCCAAACTTGATAAACAAATTTGGCAAGGGTATCCAAAGTGCACCAATCACATGATGTAAAAGCAAGATCATGTAATTCAAGAAGTCTATAAACTCCTGTAAGTTTGGCAATTAAGGTTGGCGCACAAAAGATTTGATGTACTAATGCGACTGTATTATTCATCTTCAAAGCACTAAGTATGAATCTGGTATTTTGGGTGCTTGTTGTTGCTGCAATATGTTGTAACTTAACACTAATATATAGCTCAATAGCAGCAACCATGTATGTACGTTCTGGATCGTACAAACAGCCAACAATGTCACAAATAGTTTTATATTGAGCTATTCCCAATGTACTAGCATCTTCTCTAACAGTATTAGCTAATGATAGTGCTGGCATCATAATTTTACGAAAATCAATTTCCAATTGTGAATCGCTAACAATATATACATTTCCACTTGAATTAACCAGCATACTTAATTCACGATTCACATCTCCCAATGCAAAATTAAACATCTTTCCTGACATTAGGTCATGAAGCACTTGGTTTCCAAAACTTTTGTAGGGGACGGAAGCGTTGTACGAATGTGTGCTCCAATATTCCAAAATTTTCATAACTGAATAATCTGACTGCTTCCGCCCAAAACATGGTGGGAACGCTAAGGCATGTGCATAAATTTTTCCCACTCCTTCACCACGACAAATATTTACTTGTCCTTCTGCTTTTTGGTCCAGCTTACTAACAGGTGCCGGCTGTTCTTGTGGGACTACCTCCACAGTATTGCTTGACGCATCAACAGATGTATTTTTCTTTTGTGATGACATTTTGAGTGTTACACAGAAAACCACTGACTATATCTAACAAAATTATATAATCTCGCGCAGTTTTCAACGAGGGAAAATTCCGACTCTCCACGTATATTTTCTATCGCTTGCCAATTGTG